CACCACAATAGTAGTTTTGTTGAAGAAAAAAATCTGCTTACACATCTCTACGAGTATGTAAAGATGTTTTCCACTAAGCAGGGGTATTATAAACATAACTGCGTGTGTAATGCAACGATAATAGGCGACTTGAGAAGTGTACAGTCAGCGACCTCGCTCTCTTAGTCCTCTTCCTCCTCCTCCTCGCTGTACTCGTCTGCAGATTCAGGGTCAGGGTCGGGGTATGCCTCTTTGTATTTCGCAAGTTCCGCCTGAAGTATCTTCTTTTCGGCGAGTAGACCTCGAATCTGATGAACGTGATTATTGAATGCTCCAACCATATCGATTGAACCGCACATAATGACTTGAAAACCCTCCTTCTCCAAGAACGCCTTTGCCTGATTGACTTCCTCACTCCACTCTGACTCAGGCAGAATGCGGTCTTGGGTGATGATACGCTCTCCGTTTTTCGACATAATGCTATGCTTGATTGCTTGTATAAGATTATGAATCGTAAATCCAAATCAATTTTTTTTCATTTCGACTGTAAAATCGAATATCATACTATTTCTTGATAACTTGATAAAAAATTAAAATCTCTTATTATTCTAAAATGGAGGGAACAGTTGCATATTATGAAGTTCAACATTTATACAAAAAGATTGAAACTTTAGAAAAGGAGAATGCTGAATTAAAAAAGAAATTGGAAGCAAGTACTGCTGAACGTTTAGGGTTTCGACACGTTTCATTTGGTTCACCTTGTATGAATGACCCTGAACCTGCACCTGAAAGCGTGAAACGGAGCGGTGTTTGGAATCCTTACCCAAATGCAAACTGGCGTGAAGATGGTATTTATTAATTTTTCTCAAAAATGATGAATCTTTGAGAAAAATGCAGTTTTCAACGGCAACCAAAGGTAATTCTGGGGGGGAGTGGCGAAATAGAAACGTTAGGGTTGGGGCATAATGCCGGTAGAACCCTTTTTGCTAAATCAACAACCGGTTTAATAGGAGGACGAGGAAGTTTAATAGGCATCTTTCTATAATAAGCAAAGATAATATTTCTGCTTATTATTGCTAAATTACCGGCTGTACGTTTCGATCGTACGACCTTGGAGTTATGAGCCCCACGCGCTTCCTCTGCGCCAAGCCGGTTTTATTGAACCGTTATTCAGTTCATATTATTTACTAAAGTTGTTTTTAAATGATTTACATACCCAAATGTTTCGCCATCTTTCCGCCGGACTGACCACCGCCGGAAGCACCACCACCGGACAGACCACCGCCGGACTGACCCATACCGACTGCCTCCATCAAAGGTCTCGCCAACATCTTAACCTTGTCCTCGACTGCACCACCAACGATACGGGCAAGACCAGAGTTAGACATCTGGGGACGAGATGAAACGGCAAGAACGTCGGCACGAGAAAGAATTGCCGTGTACGTCTGTGAAGTGCCTCTTTCGATACAAAATACTCCGCTGTTCATAGTTATCAGCACAAGTTCGTACTCGTTAGAAGCAATAGCAAGACCGGTCTGATTCTCCAATTCAACTTTGAACAACAATTGGAACGCTCCGATTGAGCCGGGGGCAAAAACGTCGTCGAGTTCTATATGCCTACCGAACTCGAGTGCAAGAACAGAACCGCAAAGAGGAAGTACAGTAGGGAGTGCAGTAGCAGTAGCGGGTGGGGCTTGGCTTCCCTGATATGCACTCCCAATATACTCACTCCAGGATTGATTGCTCCCTGACTCAACAGACATACGCCACAGATCCCACGTATCACTACCGCTCAAAAGACCCGCTTTATTGTTGAATGAAATATTTATTTTCTTGATGACGAGAAAGGAGTCAGAATCAGCGGGAGTTTGGTCGGCAAGTTTCTTCCGAGCAACGATAATCAATTTATCGGGGACAGAGTTCAACTGAATACTCTGAAAGGTCTGCTCTTTGGTCTCACCAACAGCGAATGCCTGAGAAACGCTGGTAAGATAGCGGGGATACTCGGCAAAAGGCACAACATTTCGTGCAGACACCAAGTTAGAAGGTTGGCGAGTAAGGAAGAGCATAAGCAGACGAGAAGAAGTGATAGCAGAAACGACAGGTTGGGTAGTGGAGAACCAAGCACCCGCTTCAGTAGCAGTAGCAGTACCCGCCTGACCGTGAGCAAGACGAATTGCACGGTTAGCAGAACCCAAGTTGAACACGAAGTTAAGGGTCTGCACACCGTACATACCCTGATTATTACGCTCAGGGTCTGCCCAGAGAAAAGGAGACATCATAATCGGTTCACGAGTGAGGAAGCGAATAGTGATGTTTCGGACGGCAGTATCACCGGCATTTAACTTGGGGTCATTTCCAGTAATAGCAATAACACGGAATCCACCTCTCGCCTGAAAGTCCTGATCTAAAGCGTTGTCGTTCCAAGCGCCGTTGGGGTTGTTGTTAGCACCAAGAGCACCGGTGTACGACCAGTAAGAGTCATACTGGGTAGGAGTAGCGTTGTTATAACGAGCAACTTCACGGCGGTCGCCAAAACGAAGCAACTGAAACTGAATATCACGCTGGTTCTGAGAAACGGTGTTGTTGTTGATAGTTGCCTGAATCGTGTTGCAACACGAGTGGAAAGGGAAAGCACCAATTGAAGAGGCATATCCTAAATTAACCACGGTCTGACCGACAGGCATAGTAGCAAGAGGTGTCGCAGAAAAAGAAATAGTCATATCCGTCTCGACCATAATGCGTCTGCTAAAAACCGTGCTCTCCGAAGGCAACTGAATATTATAGGTAATACTTGAAGTACTTGTAGAAATAGCGTTGTATTGGGAGGGGGTAATGTTTTGTGCTCCCTTAAATACCGCATATCGAACTTTGTCCGTGGTCAACAGTAAGTCGTCTTGGACGCAAATCTTCTCAAAATCAGCACTCGCCATTTTATCTTCGTTTATAATTATAGCAAAGATAAAAAAAAATGTATTTATCGCTTTATTTCCTAAAAGTGTTTTAATAAACTCCTTGATCTTTTTTTCTAAATAATATCTTCAGAGAACAGTTTGCCCCGTTCTGTAAATAGAAATCGTGGGTAATTCCGTAAACATCTTTCCACGCCACGCTAATTTGAATACCGTAAAGCGGGGAATTGCTTTGCAAATCAATCAATCTATACTCCGCCGTCGGTAAATATAGGACTGAGGGAAAATATTCCGTTCCTGTCTCTAAATTAACTACTAAATCTGTAATTTCGTTGGTCAAGTTATCATTCTGTCCAGAATCGCCATTCACGTTGGTCAATACTCTTGGAACACCCGTTAATTGTGGTAGAATAGGTACAAGTGAACTCGTAAAGATGAGGGATTGAATCGGGGAAAGGGTTGCACCGGTCGAGTATGTTTGTTCCATAAACAAGGAAGGGTATAATATACCACCACTTGCGTCGACGGCGTAAAAATTGTTTCTTGCTCCTCCTTTTTTGTTGTACACGTTAATCATATAATTCGCCTCTCCGTCATTATTCGTTGGAGGATTGGGCAAATAGGTATAATTATGAAACGCCTGAAATGAACTAAAGAGTTGATAGAGAGGGGAGTTAAAGTATATGAATCCGGTAGCACCTCCAACAACCGGAGTATTTCCTCCTAAACAATCTCCTTCGAATATTGGCGTTTGTGCAACTAAAGTAGCAATAGAGCGCTGATTGTCCCACAAAAGATATGGGATAGGAAGAGGAGCGGTTGTCCAATTAGCAGGAAGAGTAATACCTGCTAATGTTGCCTGAGCAAGAACATCATTATATGCATCTTCTAATGCCTCATTTACCATACAGATAAACGCCTGAAAAGTGTTCAACCAATAGTACGGTGATGTTATACTTTCAAGGTTAAGAGTATTGGGAGCGGAATAAATATTTGACTGTGGTACATAAAGGACTCTTTTCTTTGAAATCAACCGTTCTGCTGGTAGTGATGCATTATTATACTCAATACTCACAAAGTACACAGTTTCGTTTGGTTGAGGTATAGGTTGCACTAAATCTATCTGTGGAATGAAGAGGGGCATACCACCCTGTGTGTCTAAACTAAATCGAACAATCGAGAGAAAGTAGTCCGAGGGATTATCAAGGATCGGACTGCTCCTAACCTCAGTAAACGTCAGACGGTTTTGCTGTGATGTTTGAGATTGTGTCTGTGATGTTTGTACGTTGTTAACGACGCTGAGATCGTAATATATCTGCGTTGGTTGAGTCATATTGCCTATACCATATGTTTATATAAAAAAGTTGCATATTTGCCTAAATAATCCTTGTAATAATCCTTTTTCGCTCGATTTCGTGTAATAATCTAAAAAAGGTCGTAAAAATCTACTCAAAATAGGTTATTACAGTAAAAATAATATTATTTTTACATATTATAATGTAAAATGGTTAGATTTTTACCGTATTTCTATATTATTCGTGTAATAATCCATTTTATGATGGTAATAATCTAATGGACTGTATGGGAATGTAGGGTATGTAGGGTATGTAGGGTTTGGGGTCAAATCTATACTTTTCTGGACTCTCTAAAAAAGTATGGATTGAAAACGACGATTGAAATATTCGATAAAAAACACCCTCAACCCTACATTCCCTACAGGACTGCTAAAGGTTTAAGGAGCGTTAACTGTTCGAGCAGAGGAACGCTGGACTTGGTATGCATAAGAACCCGCAAACACAGCATCAGCAGAGGTCGCAGTAAAAGATACTCCTGCCTGAATAGTGATGATTTCAACACCACCAACGTTGGCGGTAGAAGCGGTTCTGGTTAGACAAGTGAGAAGAACATCATCAGTTGCAAG